TATTAGAACTAGCACCAGCGGAGTTAATGATGTTACCATCTTTATCAGACATCATTACCACTTCGTGAACATCAGAGTTCCCGGCGTGGTAATGAGCTTTACGATTTACGCTATATTGTGCCATGCTCTATTACCTATGGTTTTTCTACAGTACCGTCGTCTTTTTCACCAGACTTTTTAGTGTTCTTAGTGTGCATATCTTTGAAGTCTTTCTCGCCTTTTGCTTCTGGCTCGGCTACTTCGTCCATTTCTTTTTTATCTTTCTTATCGCCTGATTCGCAAGCACCTTCGTGAACTTTGCCGCACTCTTCGCACACTTCAACTTCATCTTCTTCCTTGACGCTTTCTTTTTTAGTAATAGCATCAACAGTATCTTTCTTCATGGTGACCTTGTATTCTTTATCACCAAACTTAAAAGTCTTGTCGCCTTTCTTAGCAGCGTTAGCAGCAGCACCCATGAACTCAGCTGCACCTTCGTCAGTAATTTCTTCCGGGACCCAAGATGCACGTTCTACTACTTTCTTTTCGTACATTGCCACGTATGCTGCAGCAACTGGATTATTCTTATAGTCTTTCATTACTATCTCCTAAATTTATATTAAATATTGCACAGCTGCTGCGCCGGCAAATGCGGTTAAACAAATCCAAAACACTTTACCTATTACGCTTAGTGTTCCTTCATTCTTTTCTACTTTACTTTCTACTTTATCTATTCTATCAGAATGTTTATTTAATCTTTCAGCAATAGTAATCCGATCAGTTTCTAAAGAAATTAGTTTTTCTTCAGCACGAGCGAGAGAAACCATGGTTTCTGCTAGCTTATCGATTTTACTTTCAATACGATCTAATCTTCCTTCATCCCTGCTAATATGCTCTTGCATCTGAGATATTACCTCAGCAGCTGTTGGTCTTCTAGTAGCCATTTGATCCTCTGATTACTTTTATTTTTAAGGGGGATATCCCCCTAATTAGTCTATGATATACCATTTTTTGAATGGTGACTTCATCTTCTAACTTTAGCTCAAATGGCAGGCCATTATCGTATTGAAACTTCCAGCCTGATCCTTCCAAAACCTTAATGGTTCTGTCTTCTTTATCCCGATGCCAGACCAGATCTTCTTCTAAGACATCTATAGGAAATGTTCGATTATCCTCGCAATCAATATATGGCTTTACCAAAAGAAGTTTCCACCACCTGATAAGCCTAGTTGTTTAGCATAGTATGGTAATCTACAAGCCCAATAACCAGGCTTGGTTTTATCTTTCTTTTGATCGCACTGGTGTCGAGCTGCAAAAGATGCTCGAGCATCTGGATCGTCTATATTTACAGACATACCAGGTTGACCAAAAGATACTTTAATAACATTACCCTTGTCATTCTTAACGTAGACATAGAACTTTTTATTTCCCCCACGCTTAGGAGAGTTAAGCTCTACGTCTTTTTCTTCCTCGATCATTGGACAATCAAGTGGTATATGATTGTCTTCGTACATATCGTATAGACCAATATCCGTTTCTAATAATTCTTTGTCAATACCTTCGGGTATATACTTACCTTCTTGAATACGGCATCTTGCTTCGTTAAACAATTCATAATATGCTTCGGAACCTACCCTAAACACATTCTCGTGCAAAGGTATTCCGTTATCTAAATGATATTCGAAGTTTAGGTAAGATGAGAAGTTTCTCATTTTTTACCTTTTTCCTTTGCCATAAGATCGGCTAACTTAGAAAGCGTTTTCTTATCTTTTGATGAGATATTTGCTTTCTTTTTATCGTCCATAGACTTATCCATAGACTTACCGTATGCTTTAGTAGACTCTTCAGTTTCTTTCCCGCCTTTTTTTAATTTACGCTTAGCAGAAAGATAAGCAGCGATTGCCATATTACGACGCTCTTCTTTAGATTGGTCTTTAAACTGTGGTGCATCTGATGCTTGGAAGTCTTTAATCCACTGATCAAGTCCATCTGAAACCTCTAGCTTTTCTTCTAAGGCTTCTTCTTTTGTTAATCGATTCTTTAACTGGGTCATATGGGTCCAACCCTTATCGACATATTTTTTCAAATCTGTTTTAAGGACTTTCTTTATTTCTCTTGTTTTTGGATCCATAACTCTAGCGTATTTGCCAGCTTTAGACATATCAATTGCTTCTGAAATTGCAGATGCATTTTTCATGTAATCTGTTTTGTTCATCGAGCCAATACCAAAAGCCTTCATAGACTTCTTCAAAGCATCTTCAGGGCTATCAGCACGGACAGTATTAATATCACCTTTGTACTTAACTCGGTATGAGTCTGATCCACGATTAGCTTCAGTTGGCATAACTCGTTTGATCATAGCTTTCGCTTCGTCATCATTAACTTTAAATGCTTTCTTCAATGCTTCAATGCCTTGTTGAGCATTCTTAGTTGGGCCAAGCACTTTATTGATTTGTGTATCAGTTACTTTTGCTTCGGCAAGCTCTGTGGATTCTTTTAAACCAGCAACCATAGAATCAAAGTCTTTTTGATTCTCAGCACCCTTCCCACCCTTTCCACCACCTTGGAATAACTTCTTCCACATATCACCGTCTTTATTTTTTTGGAAATATGAGGTAAGCTTCTTTGCTTGTTGTGGTGTTATAGTAACAATTTCTTTATCGTCGTAACTTGCAGAACCTATAGCAGCTTTACCAGATTTTACCTGATAGTTCGCTTCATTAAGAGACTCTTCGACTGACTCATATTTGCCAGCCATTACAGCATGCATGTCTTTTGCTTTCTCATGGAAACCAGTAAGCTTATTCTGCATCCATTCAGGGAATTCGTTGTTACCCTGCAGATACTCCATGATCTCTTTAGATACATAGCCAATGAACTTAGCTTGGTCCATAGCCATACCAGCTTCATCTTGAGATGCTGGCTCGTCAGTTTGCTCTGCTTTAACTGCTTTCTTTTCCATTAGGTCTTTTAGTAGTTTGCTCATTTTTGGCTGGCCCTTACCTTATCTGCTAAATCTGAATCGTATTTTCCCCAAGTCTTATCACCTTTAGTTGCAAAGGCGTTTACTCGAGCCATACCCCATTGTGCTGGGGTTGCTCCTGGTCTGTGTCCTACCTTCCAAGCTGCTACGCCACGATCAAATACTTTTTTAAGAATTGAATACGGCATACCAGATGAATCTGCTTTTTTATGTAGGGTAGTCTCTACAGAGCTTTTAGCCTCATCAAATGATAGGTCTTCGCCATACATCTGCTTAAACTTTCTGGTATGTTGTGAAGGTTTAGTCTTAGACTTAGCATCACCAGGTATTGGCTTATAACCGGCTGGATCATCATCGTCTAGATCTTTTCCTTTTTGGAACTCTCTATCTCGATCAATTTTTGTAGATTTTTTTAAGCCTGTAAAAAACCTCTTAGTCTGTGACCCTTCTCTATCTTCAATATCAGGATCTTGTATAACTTTACGAGTTTTTTCAGTAACCATCTTGGCAAGTGTACGAGCATCTACACCACGAACCTGATCAGCTACTTTAGCTGCATACCAGTTAATGTCGTGGCGGAGAGGTCCTTCTTTTTTCTTACGATCTATAATCTTTTGAAGTATATCTGATGCTACCTTATATCCCTTAGCATTTGTATATTTGCCAATTAGGGTAGTAAACCAGTCTTCATCTATTTCCGTAGGAGCTGATTCAATAAGATCAACAGAAGATAACCATTTACGTAGTTTTTTGCCGTCTGACATTTCTACAATAACATAGTTAGCACCGAGCATAGTTATTTCGCCAACTTCTTCTGATTCTTTAATAGAGACAATATCACCAACAGAAAATAGATCACCCTGAACATAAGCTTCACGCTCTTCAGAGACTGTTTCTAGTTGGATATGCTTGGTAAAGTCAGAAGCTTCATTAATACCCATTCCTTTACGAATAGAATTAAAGAGGTCCTTTCCACCTTTAAAGGACGTGGGTAGTCCTTGAGAGAAAGAAGTAAAGTCGTTATCAGCTGCAGCAGCACGCATCTTAGAAGCAGACATACCTTCAACGCCTTCCGCATCTGGGTCACGTTCTCCTGCTGATACAACGTTAACGCCATCTTCAAAGTTATAGAAGCCATGACGTAACTTTTGTCCGTTGTACTTATTGGTAAGTGCAGTAAACTCATTAACGCGATCAGATCCAACTACCATTGTTACCTTAGTGAATCCCTGATCGTATAGCTGAACTAATACCTCTAGAGCATTCTTAACATTCTTATCTAAGATAATGTTACGGCCGTGCTTAGGAAACATCTTACGCATAACCTTAATCTTGGTAGCGTAGTCAAGAGGATTCTTTTTTGGATCTGAGGATTGAGATGCGTATATTCGGTAGTTATTACCCTTAGCAACGGAAGCTACTTTAGCAATAAGTTTTTCATGACCAACAGTTGGAGGGTTAAAACGACCAAAGGTAAAAACTACTTCCTTGGTTTCTTCCACTAGATAGTCCGAGAACGATTTAAAACATGGCATTATTTTTCTCCACCTGCCTTTGCTGCAGCTTTCTTTTCCCTGTCTGCAATTCGAAGTTTAGGTAGGAGTTTTTTAGCTATTTTTTTAATAGCAGCTTTTTTCTTATCTAGCTGCTTTTCTATATTGGTTCTTTGTGCAAAAGACAAATCGCTCTTATCTTTATCTTTGGTAATTTTCTTAATGAGGATATTACGAGCTGCTTTGTCTGCTCGTTTTTGGAGTTGCTCTGGAGAAGCGATCTTTTTAGCAGCTTTCTTTTTACCTAGAGCAATCTTAGCTTTATTCTTACGGAAGGTTTGCTTAGCCTTTTGGCGTTGCATATTTGTTAGCGCTTCGTCGAAGTCATCTTCGCCGATGTCGCCTGAAGTAGTATCTTGCTTACGTCTCTTAGCTTTAAGCGCTAAGAGCTCATCGCCGGTTTGAGTATAGTCTACAGCCAAGTAGTCTTTAAAAGAATACATATTTATTTCCCATTAGCCCCGAGACGGTGAGTCCCAGCCTTTTATAATATTAGGGTCGAAGTTATTAGTAGAGAATTCTAATCTATCTACTAACTTAACTGCTCCGCCTCCAATGCGGTCTATAGCAACAAAGCCTTCGTGGCCGGTTACTTTAAACCCCTTTTTCGTTTTTACAAATGTATTTATACTATTTAACTTATTAAGCTTATTTATAATAATTAGCTTTGCAGAGGCAATAGCTTTCTGCAAATCAAAGACTAATTTAAGGTTAGCCTTATTTTTAGGATTAAAGAACTTGAGAAGCTCGTCACGCTTAGCATATTGTGCTGACTTACCCTTATCAGTGGAACGCTTATCTGCTTCTTTCTGAAACTTAGACTCCACATATTGAATAAGACCGGTAACGTGCTTAGCTGTATTAGTAACCTCTGTCTTATTTCGAAGGAAGCTATTGTTATAGGTTTCAATCATACGGGCTAGTTCTTGATTAGACTCTATCTCTTTTAGTGTAGATCCAGCAATCTTTTGGAAGATTTTACCAGCTTGAGACAGAGCAGCAGTAACCTCAGCTGTGTCGGCTTTAGTAAGAGTAGCATTTCCAGATAGATCACGTAACTCAGCATCTTGTGCCCATATAGTATCTACATTATTAAACTTAGATACATCTACACCATAGCTGGCAGTCATAGTTTCGAATGTACCGCCTGAGTAAGACGTATGAAATACTATGCCAATCTTAGCTTTTTTAATCTTTTTAGCTTCTTCTGAGTCAGCATCAACTGCATAGGCAATAGTATTGGGGTGGAATGTTACATACTTCTTACCATCAATTGTTTCGGTTTTTACATCTGATCCAGAGAACATAACATCACCCTGGACTACACCTGTTATACCAAGCTTACTCATTTCAGTAAATGCAATCTTAAGCTTAGCTTGTAGATCACCAGACGTATCTGCTTCGATCTCAGCATGGTTTTTATAAACCATAGGATTCTTATTAAAGATACCTTTTTTAGCAACAAAGAATTGCCCGTCACTTGGATCAATACCAGCGAATACTGCTGGTGCGCCATCCCACTTAACTGTAACGTCTACGGCCTTTGTAGAACTGCCAGCAAGCATATCACGGAGGGAGCGAAGAGCTAGAATAGCATCGCGAGCTCCTTTAACACCACCATAAATCACCTGGTCTTCTAGGTGGGTCATATGGGTATTTTTTTGTTCGGTTATATAAGTTCCGAATGATATCATTATTGGTATACCTTTATAAATGCT